AATCCTGCAGGTGTACAAGGAACTTTAATTGTAGTTGCATCACCATACTTTTCTTTTAGTCTTTGACCTTCTGATACAAATATTCCTACATCATCAGTCACGATCTCCATACTTAGATCTGGTACACCCATACTGATTAGGTTACCATAGACTGTCTCTACATCTTCACCATTTTTCAATATGAGAGTTGGGTTTGTTGTTACCCCATCAATAAGACCTGTCTCCAGACCTTGCATAATTTCACTGCTGTTAGCAGTATCAAGAAAAATCTTCATTAAAATAATCTTTGCGGTAGTATCTACCTAGTATGTTACTATTATAATAGGCAGGGGTATCATCTGTCAACTTTTCTGTCAGGACATTATGAAGGAATAGTTGTCTGGTTTCCTCATAGTTGGTTCTTCCGAGGGTAGAATGTAAGGATAAGATCTCTCTGGAGAAGTTCTCCTTTCCGTAGGTGGATATGTCGGCCTTGAGTTCTGGGGAACTTCCATAATACTTCTTCCAATCAGATTCAGAAGTGACTCTTCTCTTTCCACCCTTGGGTTTTCTTTTCTGTACGAAGTATTTTCTACCGATGTATTGCTTACCTGTTTGTATATTAGTAATCCTGTAGACGAAACCGAACTGACCGTCAATATCGTCAGAAGTGAAAGCTGTGCCTTTATATAACCAGGGATTTTCATAATCTAATGCCATGCTCCTATTTAGGAGGTCACACCATCAGCTCCTGCTCTTACTGCCATTAGTTTTTTCATTAGAATTTGTTTCTTAATCATATTTGCTTGCTTCTTTTTACCCTCTATCTGTTTCTGCTGTCCCTTAGTCATTGGTTTAGAACCACCTACTTGAGGTTTAGGATCTACTTGCTCACTTCTTACAATTTTTTCATCCTTTTCTCTCTTTCCTAAGTTTATTTTAATTTGTTTCTTAGAAATTTTAGGACCTCCTATTGGATCTCCATACTCATCTCTCTTCACCTGCTCTGCAGTCATTGGTTTAGCGTTAGGTGCACCACCTGCTTCACCATCTCTTAGAGACTGACCAGTATCACTCTGCTTTACTTTTTTCTTTGCTGCTTTGTCAGCAGTTAGTATCTTCTTTGCTCTGTCTCTTCTATCTTCTTTCTGTTTCTTCAGAGCTGCTTGTCTCTTAGCATCTTGCTGACTCTTTACAGCACTTGCTCCACCACCAGTTTGTTTTTTCTCAGCTGCCTGAGAACTCAACTTTTTTACGGTGTCTTTCCCTGGTTTTATGTCTGGATTACTCAGACCTCTTACACCATCACGAACCATACCACCTGCTATTTGTGCTGCATAACCTAGAACTTCATCTAGATGATCTTCATCCCATCTAGTATCCCTTACTGTACCTACAAAGTATTCCTCTGCCTTTACTAGTTTCTTTTCTTTGTCTTTCTTTTTCTTATTTTTAAGGTATGCTGCCATAGCACCTGATGGTTTACCTGATCCTTTGTATAAACCATATGATGTTCCTTCATCCATCTCATTTTTTCTTACATATTCTTTTCCACCTGCTCCTATATCAGTTACTTTAACTTTGATCTTTGATGGATCTTTAAGTTTTACTTTGACCATTTTCTTTTCACTTACATATTCTTCTTTCTTTGTCTTTTTCTTGACATTATCTTTATAGTATTTTGTTTTCTTTGGATCAGGACCTAAGAAGTAATCCATAGAAGAACCAGACTTATCATACTTAATTCCTTCACCTACCATTTTCTTAGCAAGTTTAGAAAAATGCTTGAGTCTCTTATCACCGTCTAATTTATTTCCTTTTCTAACTGACGCTGCTACAGGTGACTCTCCAGTCTTAGGATCTACATCATACATACCTTCTTTTACACCCTTAGTCTTCTTGCCTCTTCTATTGTAGTGGTCATCTCTTCTATCTCTTTGAATACCACCACCCAATGCTAGAGATCCATGAGGATTACCATAGCGTTTGTTTCTTGCAGCAGATCTTTTCCAATCAGGAATTAGATTATCTACCTTTGCTTCGTCAACAAACTTGACAGGAGATGAGACTGTACCTTTACCTTTAACATACCTTGTAGTTCTAGGATTTTTAGGATCATCACTCTTAAAATCTTTATGAATTTTATTATATGCCTTCCTAGTCATCTTGACATACTCTTCTCCCATCTCTCTTTTCTTCTTAGCAACTTTAAGATCCTGTAATCTATTAAGAGCTGCTGCTAACTTTGCCTTTTTTGCCATGTTAGATGGTCTTTGAGACTGATGTACTACTTCATCTATGACTGTTACATCATATCCCTGATCCCAAGGTTGTGCAGGATTAATGATCTGCTGATCTGGTGTCTCCTCTACTTCGTCATGCTCTATGACTTTACCATTCTCATCTTTCTGATGATGCTCACTCAATTTCTTTCTTCTATTTTGTTCTTTCTCTATTCTCTTCAACATAAATTTGTTAGCAGGAGATGACTGATCCATGCCACTAAATCTTTTGTGTGCTGCAGCAAGTTTCTCATCAGACTGTCTACCCATCTTTGCATCTTCTAGTAGATCTAGTTCCCACTCATACTCACAGTTCCATGCTCTAAGAGACTTATTAATTCTTGAGTCAGGATCTCTTGCAGTCTTAGCTGAGGTAAGTTTCTTTTTCATACCTTTCATTCTTGCACAGAATGATGCTCTTCTCTTGTTGCCTTTCTTCTTACTAGGTGCTTTTAGATCGCTGCCAGGATTTGCTCTCTCATATGACTTACGACCTTTCTCATTTAATCCACCTGATTTATTCTTTCCTTCCTTTCTTGTCCATGCTGCACTCTCTGATACCAACTCACCATCTGCTTTTACTTTATGTCCTTCTGGTATTGGTTTACATTTCTGATCATCGTTACAAAAATACTCTCCCTTACCACAGGTCTGCTCGACATTTAATGTCTTAGGATAGTTCTTATCACCAGGTTTTCTCTTAGGTTTACCTGCCTTGCGTCTAGCATGCATGTTAGCCCAGAGTCCTTTCTTTTCGTTTATGGTTGATGTAAAGGTATCAAACTTCATAACATCGACAATATCTACTATAGTATTTAGATAAAAAACATCTGATTGATTCTATAATTAGCACCAACAAATGAGTTATAATCCATGAATGCAGTGTGTTGTACATTCTGATGATATAAAATCATACGATTGTACTTCATTTTGACATATCCTAGATACTTATTGTCCTTAAAAAATGATGTACCACCTGAGCAATTCTCTGGAGTGTTTAAAAATATACCACTTGCTAAGTTTGTGGTTGATGGACAGTCAGTATGTGGTGGTAGATATTCATTACCATCACTCTGCATTACATTGACCATAAAACTGGCCTGACTCATGATAGATGTAATATAATCATCAGACAAACAGTTAGGAAAGTAAGTTTGTATGTAATGTCTGTATGTTTCTACAACAGGTTGCATATTATATGATACATTTATTGCTGCTGCAGGATATCCACCCCTATTAGTATGGGTTGTAGCAGGTATATCATCTATAAGTTTACGAACTAGATCTGGATTCTTATAAAAATTATCTACAACCAGTACACCTATGTCATCAAATAATTCTGTTTGTACTTTATGATCGTCACTTACCTTAAAAACAATACCTTCATTGATTATGTCTATCATTCCACTCCTTAAATGTTGTTTGATGTCCTGTCTCTTGACTAGGAGGTTCCTTGATCCCCTTCATCTTCTTGTAGTCGTTGTGCATCGCTTGGAGTAACCATGCTTGTGCTAATTGATGAGGACCCTCGGTCAACAACTGGATTTGAAATTTCGATAGACCAGCCTTCATCTCCAAATACTCCTTTCTCCACGATAATCGGTTCTCTTCTGTCATCTTCTTCCCATTGTTCTACTAATTTTTTTGCTTGACGATCAACATCACGCATTGTATTATCTATTTTAACATTGATCCACATCTTTTTCAAGTAAGCAATCAATCCTTTCAGCAAGAAAGAGATAGGAAACTTTTGTTTGTCTGCCCATCTCTCTGCTTGTGCATACCAAGGGTCTGTACCCTTGCCAAATTGTTTGTTAAAGTTTAAACCCACTGAATGAATTCTTTTTCATATCTTGTTTGATACCACCAACAATATATGACTCTACCTCAGTCTCTTGTGGTGCTACCTGTAGACCTTTGGAACTAATCCAATGAGTAGTCCAAGGTAATGGGTTTGCTCTCATAGCAATATCATATTGTGGTTTCAATCCTATTGCTTTCATTCTTTTGTTAGCAATCCATTCAACATACTGTGACAATAGTTTTTCATTTAGTCCTATCATACTACCATCTCTGAACAGATATTCTGCCCATCTCTTTTCCTCATCTACACACTTAGCAAATGCACTGTACAACCACTCTTCTTCTTCCTTTATGATCTCCTGCATCACAGGATCATCACCTTTTTTCCACTTGTCTAGTATGGTTTGAGTGACAACTAGATGTTGATTCTCATCTCTAGCAATAAGAGATACAATCTTTGCACTACCTTCCATCATCTTGAGTTCACCAAAGGCAAAACTACAAGCAAAGGAAACATAAAATCTAATGCCCTCTAGGATATTGACATTAGCAACAGCACGATAAAGTTTTCTCTTTACCTCTTTTATTTCTTGCTGATGTTGTGGTGTATCTTTCCAACCTTCTTTCCACCAATTACCATTACCCCATTCCTGTGCAGAATTTAAGAAGTCATCGTATGCAGCAGTAACACTAGCAGCTCTTTCTAAGATATTCTCATCATCAATGATGGTATCAAATACCTCTGATGGATCTGGATATATGTTCTTGATGATGTATGTGTAAGAACGACTATGAATCATCTCCATAGTTTGCCAGATGTTCATAGCACCTTCTAGTTCTGGTATAGAACAGTAGGGTGCAAGTGCTATGCCAGGTGCTCTTCCCTGTACACTGTCAAGCATGATCTGATACTTCAAGTTAGAAGTATAGATATGTTTTTGTTCTGGTCTTAGTGTCTCGTAGTCAGCACGATCTTTCTGTAGGGACACCTCTTCTGGTCGCCAGAAGTATCCTAACATTTGTTGTGTTAACTTTTCAAAAACAGGGTATCTGTACTCATCATATCTTTGTATTCCAAGAGGTGCTCCGAAGAACATTGGTTGTTTTTTAGCATCGACTTGATCTCTATTAAAGACAGTCATTCCCTCTACTTTAGATTGCACAGGCATCGCATTCATTGGCGGTTGATAGGTTGTCTAGTAAGTTGTCTAATGTACATTCTTGTGATTTATCTTCTTCTACTTCTACTTCGTCAGTTTTGTTATCATATGTGTTCTGATAATAAGATGTCTTCCACCCATACTTAAATGTAGTTAAGAAGTCTTGTGCCATTACTGTCACAGGTACTTCATTGTCAGGGTAGTTCTCTGGATTGTAACTCCAGTTGCCACTAATTGCTTGGTCAAAGAACTTTTGCATAACAGAGACAACTTTGATGTAACCATCATTGCCTTTCATTTCCCATAACAAAGTATAATATGATTTCAACGATTGATAAGACGGAACAATTTGCTTAAGAGGACCTTTCTTGGACTTCTTAATGGACAAGTATCCCCTAGGGGGTTCGATTCCGTTTGTTGCGTTAGACACAACGGAACTGCTCTCCGATGGCATCTGTGCGGACAATGTTGAGTTCCGTAATCCGAACTCTCTGATAGAATCCCTAAGAGATGACCAATCATATTTTAAATTGTTCTGTACAATCTCATCTACATCCTTCTTATATGTATCAATTGGAAGTATTCCATCAGCATATTTTGTTTTGTCAAAATATCCACACTTTCCTTGCTCTTTTGCAAGTTGATTTGATGCCTTCAGTAAATAGTATTGAAACGCTTCTGTAAGGTCATGAACCAACTCCCATGCCTTTGGATCATCATAAGATACATGATGCTTGGCAAGGTAATGTGCCAACCCAATGTACCCAATACCAAGTGACCTACGATTTATGGTTCCTATCTCTGCTGCCTTGACAGGATAACCTTGGAAATCAATCAAAGCATCTAATCCACGAACAGATAAGTCACATAATTCCTCAAGTTGATCAAGATTTCTTAGAGTTCCTACATTTATAGCAGATAATATACACAAAGCAATCTCACCATCACGATCATCTATGTGTTGTAGTGGTGTTGTAGGTAGAGTTATCTCCTGACAGAGGTTACTCATCTCTACTTTATCCTTAAATGAACTATGACTATTAACATGATCCATGTTCATCAAATATATTCTACCTGTCTCTGCTCTCTCTTTTAATAGGTCAAGGATTAGTTCTTGAGCGTTGACTGTGGTTCTGGGGATTGATTCATCCAATTCGTAACTGCAATATAACTCATCAAACCTATCGGTCCCAAAACTCTCATACAAATCAGGAACATCATGAGGGGAAAAAAGCGTGATTTCTTTATTTTCGATAAACCTTTCATAGAATAATTTAGATAATTGTATCGAGTAGTCTAGTTTTCTTACTCTGTTGTCCTCTGTCCCTTTGTTATTTTTGAGAACAATGATGTCACGGATTTCTTTGTGCCAGATAGGAAAGTGGACTGTTGCTGAACCACCTCTGATGCCGTTTTGAGTACAGCATCTGACAGTTGCCTCGAACTTTTTAAGGAAGGGGACAACACCTGTATGTTGAACTTCTCCACCCCTGATTTTACTGTTGATCCCACGGATTCTCCCTGCGTTAATACCGATACCAGCCCTCTGTGCGACATATTTGCCAATAGCCATATCACTGCTAAAGATACTATCGAGGGTGTCATCAATATCAACCAGAACACAAGATGCAAATTGACGAATGGGTGTTCTGACACCGCCCATGACTGGTGTTGGGATGTTGATTCTGTGTCTGGAGATTGCGTCGTAGTAGCGTTTGACATAATCGAGTCTAGTTTCTTTAGGGTATTCTGAAAACATCGTAGCAGCGATCATGATATACATGAACTGAGGAGTCTCGTATAGATCTCCTGTGCTACGGTCTTGTACGAGATATTTATCGGTGACCTGACGAAGACCTGCGTAAGTAAACAGGTAATCTCTATCGTGGTCTATGTAAGAGTCTAGTTCATCTATCTCTTGGTCTGTATATTTACTTGTAAAATGAGAATCATATACACCCTCTCTTATACATTTGGTTATATGATTTCCTAGAGATGGTGCTTCATGGATTCTACCCCATAATTTTTTCCTGACACCAAATAATAATAGTCTAGCAGCAACGAACTGATAGTTTGGAGACTCTAATTCTATTAAATCACTTGCACTTTTGATAAGTATCTCTTGTATTTCTGCTGTAGTAATCCCATCATAGAACTGTATACCAGAGTTTATCTCAACCTGACTTGCTGATACTCCTGCAAGATCTTTACATGCCTCGTCAACTATCTTATGCATCTTATTAAGATCAAGTGACTCTACACTTCCTGATCTCTTACGAACATTAGTTCCGTTACTCATTTGTCCTCTTCTTTGTATAAATTGAAATTAAATGCCAATGATATTCTTGGTTTGTCTGAATGGTTCCTAGTAACAGAATGTTCTAGTGCACCTGGAAATATTAAAAACATGCCCTCCTTTGGTTCAAATGGAACTGTTGCAAGATGATACTTGTTATGATGAGGATGTAGTAGAAGTTTTCCTGACCCCTCTGGTACAGACACATAGTATACTGCTGATATTTCTACTGGGTAATGATTATGTATAGTGGTACTCATATTCTTTTCGTGAATATGTGACCACATGCTATCCAATACCAGTTGGAATCCTGTAGCAGCATGAAATGCTTTTGCCATTTCAATCACTATGTCATCTACCATCTTACAGTTTGGAGCTTCTGTGTCCTCGTAGTGAGTGCTCCATTCATCATTGTCTAATCGTTTATCCTTTTTAGTTAAGATAAGATCAGCAAGCAATTGAAGACCGTTAGGGTTGATGCTAGATTGTCCTCTACACACATCTATCTTAGAGATGGTGTGGATTTCTAAACTTTTTTCCATTCAGTAAATTTAACTTTCGCTTGTAGTTTAGAATATGTGTTTAATTCTACCACCTTTTTCACATCATGTCCACCTAATACCATGTCATTTATATCCTTTTCAACAATATTAGATGGCCATATCACTATTTTATCTCCTCGGTCAATGGTGGATTCGATTCGTTTACAAATCTCACGATTGCGTGGCTCGTTATCATAAACCCAAGTAGGATTGCTAACACCCCACTTGTGAACATCCCCATCTGCACCACATAGTGCGATTGAGTTGTCGAGGAAGGTCGAATCAAACGGTCCTTCTGTGATATAGACTGGAAGATTTTCTTGAATATCATCAAGTCCATATATTTTAGGTGCTTCATCATCTAACATGATAGTAATGTATTTAACAGAGTTTGAATTTAGAGATCTGCCTTGAAAACCTACCACTTGTTTCTGATAATACAAAGGTATTACTATCCTTGGTTCTTCTATGACTTTAGATGAGAATGTGGGTTGATAACTGTTCACAAAGGCACAAAATTTGTCAGCAAAATAAAACTTAGAGGGATCTATTCCACGATTCTCTAAGTATGTTCGGCCTGATACCACATCAGAACAAGATGGTAAGTCGATCTTTGGTTTAAATGTAGGTTTTTTGTATTCTATCTTAGGTTTTTCTGCAGGAAAGTTCTTGCCAGTGAACCCTTCCTTAAATTTCTCCATAGAATATTTACCATGAAGAGTGCCATCAATCTTTTTAAGAAAGTTATTAAATGACATTGATGCACCACAGTTATGGCACTTGTAATTTGTATTTGTTTTTACTTGGTAAAAATATCCCCTTGCTTTATTCTTATGCTTCTGTGAATCTCCACACAGAGGACATCTAAAGTTATATAAATTTGGTTTTACTCTCTTAAACTTGTCTAATCTTGCAGAAACTAAATTAATATACTTGGAATCAATTAGATCCATTCACGAATGTTTTTTGTTGCTCCTGTATTGTAGCACTGGTAGTTATTGATGTCAATATTCTTTGTCCGATTGGACTAACGATGACAGATATAATAGACAGAGCACCAAAAATAGACCACATTTTCTTTTCCATTTGTCTAAGACGGTCATCGACTTTTCTGATATCTCTTTCGCATCCTTTCTTGATTTCATCTGTCTTACGGGTTACTTCTCTATGAACACTATCCACCTTCTCGAACAATACAGCATCTATTCTATCTTGTTTATCTAATTTTTCATTATGCACAGCAAGAAGTTGACCCATCTTTACAGAGTTTTCCTGTAATGTTGAGACAACTTTTTCTAATCTTTCTAATATAGCAGAATTTACATCCATCTTTTTCTAGATCCAGTACCGCCAGAGGCATATCTTTTCTTTATCTTTTTCTTCAAGGGTTTATCATATCCTGCAACAGGTCCTTTTGCATCAGCACTAGAACTAAAACCACCAGACTGTCCGACAGCGTTACCTGCCATCATTTCTTCACGAAAGTATCTGATTATCTTGTCTAGACGGTGATCCATTAGAGGTCATGTAATTGTTTAATTACAAAATTATCATCCATAATTCTATTTAGTCCTGTGATAGGGTGTTCGGGCACTCTACCCAGATAGGTTAGAAAACTTTTGGTACAAGACCATAGTTCTTTATCTAATTTAAAGAACAACAGAGGTATTCCTGCGTCCCCAAAAACATTAAAAAGAACAATGAAGTGATTGAGGATAAGATGAGTCCTCAATTCTCCAGTGTTCCTGTACCTTTTAAGTAATCTTTTTATATACTTTATTCGCTTTAGGTCATCATAAAAATCATCCTCGGTCACTGCCTGTGGATTTTCGTAATTTTTTATAGCAAATAATAGATAATTGTTGTCATTCAGTTCATCAAATTTCATTGATTTACATATTATTCATCAGTTGGATATGGTATATTACCAGTAGAGATACCAGACATAGCGACTAGGGTTTCTGTTTTGACCCTCAGTGAACCATGACAATCTATATATGTGGTTACACCGACCCAACCAGTGTGTCCTAATTTGTACAACCCTTCGTTTTCTGTTGCTGTACCATAGACTAGTGAGTCTGCGTCTGATCTTCCTTCCTGATAAACGCTATCTAACACTGAACTCTTTGGAAGTTCACTGATGTAGTAAGAGGTTGCTGCAATACTTGTAGCACTCAAACCATCTGTAGTATCAATGGTCAATATTCTATCGCTAGTAATACCTGTGATTACTGCGTCGCCATAATATGTACCGACACCGCCTCTAACACCAATTCGGATTACTTGTCCAACGACTACATCGGAGGTGAAAGTAGTACCAGTGCCAGTTACAGTAGTGCCACTTACAGCGACAGTACCAAATGTCGTAATATTATCATTTGAACCCCAGAGAGCCATGTCTTTTACCCAGTTACGATTTATCTAAAGGTATTTATATTATTATTAACCTAGTAGTGCTTTCTCTAGTGCTGCGACTAGTTCATCATCTACTTTGTTACCTGATTTAGCTGCTGCTTTTTTAAGTAATCCAATAACAAACTCTTTAAGTTTTGTTTCTAGATCTTCTGGGATCTTGTCTACCGCTTTGTTTATAACATTGATTGCGATAGGTAGTAAAAATTTAGTCATAATTAATGTGATATGCTGTAATATATAGGCTATTAATCGTACTTTTTCTTACCCTTTACAATGTAACCGCTTCCCTTCTTATCATAGAACTTAATTTTCTTTCTTGAAGCATTTGCTTGTGAGGTAAAATCTTTAAAATTTTTCTTCTTTTTTGCTGCATCATATTTTGCTTTTGCTTTATTAATTAATTCATAATGTAGATCAGTTGTTTCTTTTGTAACACCTGCTCTTGATCTTTCTCTCTCTGCCATAGATTTAATAATCATTTTTAAAACTGCTCTTTTACCATAAGGATTACTCTTTCTTCCAAGAGGAATCTTCTTATCTTTTTTCATTGCAATCTCATTGACCACTTCTTCTTTCATACTCTTGAGAAGAGCATCAACACGAGCTTGACTATCTTTTTTGTGATAATTTACTGGTGTTTTATCCTTCTTCCCTCTCATCTTCACACCTCTACTTTTTTTAGTATTATATCTTCTTGCCTCTGTGTCATCGTGTGATGCCAAACTACCTCTAGATCCTCTTCTATTACCAAATGTTCTTTGGTTTCTTTCATTTTGTTTAGCATAATCGGATTTACCCTTATCTACCTTTGCCTCTGGTATTACTTCTTCTTTATTATAGTTCTTCCATGCAGTAGCATAAGCAATTGATTTTTCATCATCAGTTAACTTACCATCTTTTTTATAAGATTTTTTAATGTGCTTTACCATTCTCTCATGCTTTGCAGTAGGTGGTGCTACCTCATTAATCATGTTCCAAGTCCCCCATCAGTTCTTGCTTTTACATTAGCATAATCTTGTGCACTCTTGTAACCTGCTTTCTTTGCTGCTGCTTTAAAATCCTTTGCCCTTTTTATAGAATCTTTTGCTCTTTGTATTCTTGGGTTAGGTGCTTCCTTTTTCTTTTGACCTTTTACTTTCTTGCGTTGTCCCTCTGGTCTACCAGTTTCTTTACGAATTTTATTTCTCACAAAGTTAAGTGCAGTGTCACCACTACCACCTTTCTTTACGGGACTACCTTTTGGTTTATTCATTGAACCCGTTGCTTTACCCGTTTCTTTTCCATAGCGATTCAATTCAGATATGTCTCCAACGACAAGATCTGTAACCTCGTATGCTTGCTCAGGTTCGTTTGCTTTTACTAGATAGATTTTATCTTCTTCTTCAATCGTTAAAGTTTTTTTTTACTCTCTAACATTGGTAGTGTTGGTTCATATGACGCACTCATACCTCTATCTGCCATGAACTTTTTAAATGCAGGAGAGTTAATTCCTCTCTTAGGATCTTTCATCCTTGCAGCTCTAGATCTCTGTCTGTATGGTTTATCAGATTCATCATCTGGTTTATACTTCTCAGGATTTCTCATTGCACGGTAGTTTTCCTGTGCTACTTCTTCTTTTTTGCAGTCAGGAACTTGTCTACCATCTTTCATCTTAGTTCCTGTTGCTTTATAACCATCCCAACATGATGGTTTATTAGGATCCATTCCGATATTTTTTCTTGCTTGCTTAAGACTACCTTTCTTTTCTTCAAGAGCAGCAAGTCTACTCTTCTCTAGAATCTCTAGTGCTGTTTCTTTTAGTCCTTTCTTAACACCTTTACTTGCACCTTGATATGCACCCTTGATTGCACCACCAACTGCACCTGCCATTCCTCTTCCTGTTGCAGCAAGTGTTTTCTTAGCTACTTTTCCTGCTCCTTTTGCAAGTTTCCCTGCTTGTTTTTTTGCTGCCTTAGTAACTTTTGCATCAAATTTATTGAACTTCTTAACACCTTGACCCACAGCTTTCTCTGTACCCTTAGCAAGGTTGACTAATACTCCTTCGTCAACTTCCTCTTCCTTTACACAATTAGGAACTGATCTACCATTCTTCATCTTAGTTCCTTTTGCTTTATATCCATCCCAACATGTAGATGCACCTACATTTTTTCTTGCTTGCTTAAGACTACCTTTCTTTTCTTCGATAGTTTCTTCCTTATACATCTTACCTTTATTGGAAGCTGCTCTAATTTTATCCTGTTTAGCTCTTACCTCAAGTTGTTTTGCAGTTGGTTTACCTTCTCTGTAATACTTACCAGTACCAGACTCAGGAGTTGCCATACCTTCTTTAACGCTAGAGGTATCCTGACCGTCTGCCTTACCACCTTTCTTCTGCTGAATTTTATTATGGATAACACCACGATATTCTTTAGCACCACTCTCTACTTTACCGTCACCATCATAATCTTTCTTTGCTTTCTTCTCAGTAAGATATCTATCATTGTATGCTGCATATATCTTACCAACAATAGTTTCTTTAATATCTGGATTAATTGTAATAGTATTCTTTACACTCTTCTCTACAATTTCTTTGTTCTTTTCATCAGATGTAGTAGCGTTCTCACCTTTATACATCTTCTTTTCTTCTATCTCGATGAGTCTTTGCTCTTCCTCATACTTTTCTTGTCTATCAGTCTCCATCCTAGACGCAAGAGTAGATCGAAAAGTCTCTTCAACTTCTACTACAGGTTCAACTTTTTCTCTGATGAACGCATTTGCCATGCTTTCATCAAATATTTCTTGCACTGATTTTTCAATAAAGTTGCTCATCTCTTATAGTCAGAACTATTTTCTTTTATTATTTATAAATGATCTTACCTTTTCCATAGGAGTTAGTTGTTGTACATACTCTCTGTAAGATTCTGTACCCACTTCTCTCTTGGATGCGACCACTCCAGAAACAACTTTTGCCTCTGCTAAATCATTTATCCAACTCTTAAACATGATACCTTCATTGGTCACCGCAATCACATAATTTGTACCCTTTCTAAGGATGCGACCTATCAATCCTGTGTTAAGATTTTCTACTAATGATCCTATGTTGAATACATTTCCCGCAATAAATTGTTCTCTAAGTCCTTTGAAATCAAACTTAGGTGCTATCCTCCATAGTTCTATACCTTCTTTGGTCAATGCTTTCTTGCCAATAGATTTCTGAACTGTGTTGAATAATTCTTGTGCAACTGTACCTTTTGCTGCTCTAGGTAATCCTTTTTTAAATGATTCAAAGTCTCCGTCTGCTGCTAGAGCTCGAAGTTTGGAAGCAGACATGCCCTCGACGCCCTCAGCATCGGGATCCCTGTCCCCTGCTGATATAACATTAATCGCATCAAAATTATAGAGTTGCCCGTTATACTTATTTGCGAGCCCCTCAAACTCTTTTTGTCTATCACTGCCAACCACGAGATTGATGGATTGGTATCCTTGGACATCGGCATGGGTCAAAGCGTCAATAATTGTACGAATAGATTGGTCATAAACTATATTACTTGCGTGTGCAGGAAAAAGTTTTTTCATAAAGAGAACTTTATCCTCTGCACCTATTGGATTCTTCTCATTGTCCTGAGAATGTGATGGGTATACTGTGTACGCACCACTCTCTGCAGTATCTTTAATCTTATCTAGGAGTTTCTCGTGGCCAGCTGTCGGTGGGTTAAAGCGACCAAAACCAAGAGTAAGCGTTCCTCTTGTTTTTTCCACTTGTTCTTGTTCATCTGCAACGGGCACTGCCTCAGGTGCTTGACTCGTTGAAGATGGCGGTGGAACTTCCGATACCGCTTGTCTTGCGGC